CAAAGATTGGTCAAGCTAACATTATATCTTACTGTGCTTTGACTGGAGGTAAAGATTCGAAGGATTGGGATGGTGATGGTTTTTTACATTCTGGTATGATTACAAGGTTAGATGTTAAGTCTCAGACGTTGTATTATTCTATGCCAACGGAGTGTGGAAACTCTGGTGCTATTGTTCTTCAAAATAATCGATGTGTTGGTTTTCATTTGCGGGGGCATAAACGTGATTCTAATGAAAATGAGGGAGTTATGGTCCATCCTGAAATGTTCACAAAGTTAAATTTTCAGGTGTTGCCCTCATTGGGGACTCTTCTGGCCTAAGGGCCGGAAGAGTCTCCAATGAGGGCCTCGAGAGTGCTTATCGCGCGTCGGAGGGAGAGTTTTTGCAATACATAGGTAAAGTAGTACCGGGTCGATATTGCAGTTATACAACTAAAAGCGTATTAGATGCTGATTTATACGTTTCCCTCTTTAGCAACACTCTCGAGTCCCCTATCGATGGAACTTACCGTATGGTGGCTCCATCGCACGAAGCTGGCGCGCGTTCGTTTTCCCGTTTTAATCATGATGAACCTCCGTTTAATCCTGATGTGTTTCTTATTACTGATGAAATTGTTTCGAATTATTTAATGCCAAACATTGTCTTTGATCATCCCGAGGATGAGCCAGATAATCCTGGTTGTCACTTCTTTCGTCCTTCGCATATTAATGTTGATTTAATGTTTTCCGAAATGGAAGGAACGTCATCTCCTGGTTACCCTTATAATAAAGTTTATCGTATGAAAAGAATGTGTTATCGCGAGTTACACGACGAAGTACTGCAGTATTGTAGTGATTTCTTTGATGGAGTTAGTGTTGAGCCACCCATTTGGGCTTTGTCAGTAAAGACTAATGAAATTCGAAGAAAAGCCAAAGTTGACGCGGGAGACTTGCGTACCTTCTTAGCCCCCCCTCTTCCTTTCCTTACTTTGCAACAATTATTGTGTTATGATTTTAATCGCCGTTTTTATCGGTTATTTGGAAAGATATGGTCAGCTCTTGGTATGACAATGTACGACAGAGGATGGGATAAGTTGTTTAAGCGTTTGAGCAGGTTTCCTAGAGGGTGGTCTTTAGATGCGAAGGGTTTTGATGCTACTATTGCTCGTCGTGTTTTTGAGTGGATCGCTGAGTTACGATGGCGTTGCTTGCGTAAGTCTTTGCGTACGCAACATAATCGTTTTTTGTTGCATCGTTTGTATGCTCATATTGTTGACTCCCTCGTTGTAACTACTTTGGGAGATCTTTTTCTGAAGTGTACTGGCAATCCGTCCGGTTCTTTTAATACGGCCGTTGATAATACCCTTGCCATGATCTTTTACATGGTTTACTGTTGGGTTGCTCTTTGTATTAAGAATGACGAGTTCGCAAAAGTGCGCGATGTGTTTGCTTACGTTGAGGCTGCTATATATGGTGATGACAACACGTTTACTGTTGACGAGAAGTCTGTGCCTTGGTTTAATGCCAAGAGTGTTGCGATTGAAATGAAGACTATTGGAATTACTGTTACAGGTGACGTGACTCCAGCTAAGGTCGAGGACTTAACTTTTCTTTCTTGTGGCTTTTTGAAGTACCAAAGATGGATGGTTCCTCGCGTCAATTCAGATAAAATGTTGTGTGTTTTGAGGTATCATACATCGCGCCCTAAGGATATTTTGCTAAGTTATCAGCGAG